ATCCGTTTGCGCGCCTGCAACGTCAGTTGTTGCCACCTGCACACGGACCTTGCGCCCTGCTAGTGCCGCCATTTTTCAGCCCTTTCCTAAGCCATGTTTGCGAAGTTTATACCACGGTTTGCAAAGTTGCAAAGCCGCTAGTCGTATTCCCGCATCATACGGTAGTTATCCGTGAACAAACACCGGTCCTTATCGTCGCGCCCGATGTAGTTGATATTCCCCTGTCCGATCCACTGCACCACCTGCCCGCCCGTCACGGCCACACCCATAGCCGCATGTAGCGCCCGCCGTGCCGCCTGAGCCTTGGCGTAGCCCTGCACGTAATCAGCGGCCCGCACGCGGACCTGGATCGTAGGTTCCTGCACATCATCAACCAGCGTGTCTGGCAAACCTCCTGTGTCGTAGACCGTGACCACATCAACGGGTGTTAGCGGCTCGCGTCCGACATAGACCGACCACGCAACCGACCCGCCGAACGGTCCGAAGCCTGCAAGCGCGGCAATGAATAGGGCGGTGTCATGGGCGGGGGGTTTCATTTCAGCACCTTCCCGACCCGCGCGGCCACCTGATCCAGCATTTCGCTTGCCTTTTCATTCACGGCGCGCTCAAGAAACTTCGGCCCGCCGGGGTTCCAGTATGTGCCGAGCCCGGATGGGCGGGGCTGGCCCTTTAGCTTCTGTTCCATGTTCTCGTGAACGTAAATCGCATAGGCCGCGCTGTAGCCGACCTCAGCGCCTTGCGGCAGCTTGTTGGTATATGCAGAGCCGCGAAGGTTGCCATACTCGACAGGCGTATTCTTTTGGCTTTCCGCTTGAATAATCAGCGCGCCCGCGAATATGCCCGCCCGTGCCTCTTTCGTGACCTCTGGCGCCAGCTCCCGCAGCGCCCGGTTCAGATCGTCCATGCCCTCGATCTTCACAGCCATAGCTTCACCAGAGTCTTATCGCCACGCAGCGAGGGCGTGCGGCCCACGTTGCGGATTTCCCGCGCATCTGTCACGGATGCAGACCCCAGCCCGATCTTGCCGCCAATCTCGCAATCCTGATCGACATACACCACGGCGCTAGACACAACCTCGCGGCCCTGCGCATCGCGAAACAAATCCGCCTTGTCCTGCCAGCGCACCAGGACATTCTCCCCCGCACCGAATGACGGCTGGCCGAAACCATCCTGCCCCGTTGGCGGGTAATAGGTCGCGGCCTGCGTCATGTTGCGGGTGTAGATCGTCATATGGTCTCCACCGAAGCGCGGCCCTTACCGCGCGTGACAAGGCAACCTTTTGTATCCAGCGCAAGCGCCTGTTGACCGTAGATCGTGCCTTTCAGCCCCTCGCCCAGCGTTGCGCGGGCATACGTCAGTGACGCATCGCCCAACTTTTCGCTTGTGAGTGTCGATGATCCAGCATCAGTGCTGGCGACCATATGCGCGGCAAGCCATTTGATAATCGCTGTCTGCCGATCTTCGGCATAGCCTGCGATGCAGTCACCAGCGATAAGCGCCGCGTCCGCAATCAGGCTTTCGACCACAAGCGCGGGCAGGGACGTTTCTGTCAGGGCAATTACATCACTCGATGTCGGAAGTGTCGGCATTGTCAGGGGCTTTCTTTTTCGGGCGTCCGCGCTTCGGCTTGTCGCTCGTCTTGATGCCCTGATCCGCAGGCGCAAGCCGATCTGCGAAGGTAGCAAGCAACCGCTCGCTGCCCTCGAAGGTTTCACCCACGCGGTAAGTTTCCCCCGCGTGAGTGTGATGCAGACGTGTCACCGTCAGCTTCATGCGATGGACCCGTGAAGGACACCGACGCGCCCATCAAAATCGCTTTTGATGCGAGGCGCCCACGCGGCGTAGGTCTTGAAGTGGTTGGTGAAGCCCGAACCGGACTGCCACTGAACCGTGGTCACATCAGCCGCAACGGCCAAGTCGATGTAACGACGGTTCATGTCGATCAGAACCACGTTGCCAGCCGTCAGCACGTCCGACACGCGAACCCGGCTGATAACGTCCTCGTCCTGAACACGCTCCATCAAGGTCTTGTCGCTGAACTCCTTGAAGTCCTCGCGGAACTTGAAGGCATACTCGCCAGGGATATACAGCGTGAACGGCCCGAACGAACGCTGTTCAACTTCCATCTTGGAAACCATTTGCAGGATTTCCGAGAAGATGGTTTCAGGCGTGGTCCCGCCAGCGGCCCAGTTGCTAATCGTGAATGTCTCACGGTTCGCAAACGTGGTCAGGCCGGGAATGCTGTAGCTGTTGCCCGCGCTGTTGCTGGCCCCGATCTGCGCGCCGAAAAACACCATCTGTTCAGAGCGCCGTGCAACCGAACGCGCCGCCTCTGTGCCGGTCGTCACATCCAGAGACGCGCCACGCTGGCGCGATGCCAAGAGCATACGCTCGCCGATGGTGAAGTCCTTTTGCACAATCGGGATGGGCACGCCGTTCAGCCCGAACGCTTGGCGGTCTTTGTCGTTGACCGTTTCCCCGTCCATCGTGATTTCAGCGTCAGTGATTTCCGATGCGGTCTCCCATTCGGAAATGATCGTGCCAAGCCCGCCGACATTGTAGGTCAGGCCAGCCGCTTGCAGGTCTTCAACAATCACCAGACGCTCACGCGCGGCCTCGATGATCTGATCTTCCAGATCAATCCATTCATCCTTGCGCAGCGTGGCGTTGGCGTTGATCGGGCGCTCAGCATACACGGGATTGCCCGACTGATCGAGTTGGCCGGTGTTGACCGTGATCACCGGATGACCGGCGTAGCGGCCATTGGTGGCGATATACGGGCGCTGCGCAAGAACGGCATTTTCGCCGCCTGCCAGCCCCGAATTCATGAAGGTATCAAACATGCCTCAGTCTCCTTATGCGGGCAGGGTGCGCGTGAACGGCGCGACCAGTTCGACTTTGATCCGAGCGACATCCGCGCCGCTGTTAACGGTCTCCAGCGCCTGAGCGACGATGACGGCGGTGCTGTCAGCGGCCTGCAATTCCAGCGTGCCATCGCCTGCAGAAATCAGAAACTCGCCTGCCGTAACGTCATTGCCATCATCCAGAAGCGCATAGACGCTAGACCCGGCCTGATAGGTCTTGAACGTGGCCTGATCGCCGACCGCGTAGTCGTCATCAATGCCGCGTCCAACCATGCCGTATTCAACCGCCAGATGCGCGGCACCGAAGCCCGCGACGTTGTGGGGCCGAACGCCGGTTTCCGTGCGGACAACCAACATACCAGGAGTGATTGCAGCATCCGTCACGGTTGCCTCGTGCTGGATGCCGTGACCATAAAGCTCAATGGCCTTGGGGGTTGTTGCCGAAGTCATGGATCAAGCCTCCTTGCGCTTGCCCAGAACGCCACGCAGGCGCATCGGGGTGACGTTGGTATCAATGGCGTCCGAGTTGGCGGCAAAGCCACCAGCGCCGGAATAGTCAGCGGGCCGGATCATCTTTTCGATTGCCTCAAGCTGATCGACGCTCATGGCCTTCATCTGATCTTCGGTCAGGCTGTTTTTTTCGTTCGCGGTCAGCTTGCCGACCACATCATGACGGCGCAGATGCTCGGAAACCTTGTTGGCGACCAGTGCGTCAATGTCGATTTCCTTGGCCTTTGGAGCGGGTTCCTTGCTCATATTCTTGCCCTCGTAATCATCGCCCTGCGCATCGGGCATTTCTTCTTCGGGCACTTCTTCAGCCATATCCGGCACGCCGCCCATACCGCCCAGCGCCGCAATAAACGCCGCCATGACTTCGCGATCTTCCGGCGTCATCTTTTGAATCGCCGCAAGCTGCTTGGCATCGAGAGCGTTGGCATTGACCAGCCCCTCAGCCTCTTTCAGAACGTCCATGCTTTTCTCCTTGCATTGACAGTTGGCCTTGAGGCCCAGCGCCCTGGTCACTGTGGCCCACGCTTCATTTACCTTCATGGCAAACGATCCTTTTTGTTGCTGATTAACCCTCGTTCCGCAGCCATCGGCTACGCTGCACGCCCCGATCTGCCCCGGCAATAGCGCCAGATGGTCAGGGCGAATGTTGCGATGAATGACGCCGTATGGCTCGCCCTGCCAGTCACCGGGCGCGTTGTCATCATCCGCGAAATAGCCCGTGCTGACCTCGATTGCCTCGCCCGCCTCTAGCTGCGCGACAAGCGGGCCGTAGCCCAAGCGCTCGGCCTTCTGAACGTCGATCCAGGCTTCCATTTTCAGCTTGGCACCCTCGACGCGGGCATTGAACGTCTGCCCGATGGTGCTGCGCTCGATCACGTCAGGGCGGTTGGCGCTGATATGCGCGCCGTTCATCTCGGGGTGGTAGACGGGAACCGGGCGACCGTTCCAGCTTTCCGCATAGCGCCCAAACTCGGCCTGCGGAACAAGCGCGCCATTCAGGACGCCTTCGACAATAGCCACAATCGGCACAATCAAATGCTCGCGCCCGTCGAAAATGGCGCGGCGCACACCGTCCGGTGTTGGCTGGAAGTTTGCCCTTATCGTGTGCAGCGTCATGCGCGGACCTTTATGGTTTGCAAAGGGGTCTGTGGGTGCGTCATCGCAGGCTCACATCTCGCGGGTTTTCGACAATCGGGATAGCCGCGCATCGGCAATTAGGGTGAGCTGGAATCAACCCCCGCGCCTCGTCAATGGTGTATGGACCGCCCGTCGCCAGTTCTTCGCACAACTCGCAAACCGCGTCATCCTGCGCCGTGGCAATCTCAGCCTTGATGCCAATGCCCATGACGCCAGCTTCTTCATAGGTGTTCAGCGAGGCTTGGTAATGCGCGCTGACAACCTCTGTGCGCGCCAGCATCCGCGCCCGCGTTATCCCGATCTTGTCCACGCGGTCATTCATGGCCCGCGCAATATCCATCGGCCCGCGACCCTGCGCCAGACCATCGGCAAGCACGCGGCTGATCTGCTGCGACATGGCGTTTGTGATGCCGTCCAGTTCCTCGAATACTCGCGTTGCAGCGATGCCCACACGGTCAACGTGGAAAGGCCGCGTGAAAGCCTCTGTCACCCACTCAGGCGCAACGCTAACGCCCTGCCTGCGCAGCTCTGCCGCGCTCTGTGCCATGCCGCGCTGATATGCCGTGCGGATGTATACATTCGTCCATGCCCGATCTGCCGCACGCTCCAGCGGCACGCCTCGGCTGATTTCCAGAATGCCCGCCCGCTCTTGCTCTTTCAGCCATGCCATGAAAGCGCCGATCTTGTCAGCACCGCGGGGGAAGTCGAACGAACCGCGATTTGCCTTTAGCCCAAACCCGTCATCATTGACCACGGTTTCGTTTATCAGCCCCTTAAGTCTGCGAAACCTCTTTGCCAGGGCGCCCTCGAATTGCTGGCGCAGTGTGGTCGTTTGAGTCGGATCATAGCGCTTGGCCTGATTGGAGGTCAGGGCCTGGGGCGCGTGGTCATGGTTGCAGGTGCAGGTGGTCACTTGACTAGCTTCATAGCACGGAATTGCGCGTCCGCCTCATCATCCGCAAGCGGCTCATCCTCTTGCAGCGCCGGAAGCGGGTCCGTCTCGCCCAGATAGAACCGGAACTCGTCTGGCGTCACAATCAACTCAGCGCCGGGGCTTGCTGCATATGTCGCCACAGCTTGCGCCTTCTTGAGCGCAATGTCGGCCCGCGTTGCCTCGCCCAGCGTATCGCTTTCCGGCCATGTGAGGCTGAACTCGCCACCCGGCAGGGCGCCGTAATTCTGCAATCTCTTGATAAACGGCTCTGCGACCGAGGGGCCTGCAAACTGCGTGCGCCGCTCCTGCACTCGGCCCGTCCAGTTGTTTTCATCCTGCGATGATGCCAGTTCGCCTGCCTCGCTGCCAAGCAAGATGCGTTTCGGAATAGCCGCCGCGCCCGCAATCATGTCGATCAGCTTCTCGATGGTGTTGCTGGCGTCAGAGCCTTGCAGGCCGGGCGCAATGTTGCTTGCGTCGATGCCGCGCGTGCGAAGCCAGCGCCGCAAGCCGTTCTGCATTTCGTCAACCTGAGCAGCGAGTGCAGCGGCCTCCTCTGGCGACCACTCGACCTCAAGATCAGCCTTTAGCTGCATAATCATGGCGCTATTCTGCCAGTAGATTTCAGCGCTGGACCCTAGCAGCTTGTCAAGGTCCATGAGGCGGTTCCATATACGCTGCAATCGCGGCGTGCCAATGCTTTCGTCCTCAAGCGCGCGCTCAGCCAAGTGAATGACGCGGCTATGATGCACAGTCAGGGATTTCTGCCCCGCGCCCGATCCGGTCCAGTTCACGCCCGTTGTCACGCGATACAATTCCGGCCTGCCATAGCGTGGCGAAGTCGGGTCATCATTCCACCAAACAACCTCTGCGGTGCGTTCCGAATGCGGCTGGACATAGATCAACTGGAAGCTCGAACCCGCAACCGGCTGATCCATGGGCTGGCCACCATCAAGGCCAAGCAGCACGATACCGTAATTCCCCAGCCCCGTCAGCCTATCCGCGCGATGCAGTCCGCGCCACAGGTGCAAGCGTTTATCCAGATCGGCCCATGCCTCGGCAAGCTGCGTGTTGCCTTCGATCGTCGGCGGCTCGCGCCATGTCGCATCGGGGTAGGCATCAACGATCCGCGCGGCAATGTCCTGGCGCAGATAGGCGTTAACGTAATCCTGCACAGCCAAGTGACGCGGGTAACCCATCGTCTGGTATAGGTCGCGATCCCCGCCGAAGTGCTGTCCCGCGAGACTCGACAAGCGCCTGCGCGGTGTGAGTGCACTCTCAGTCACCATGTCACCTTTGTGTGGTTCTGCCCCAGCATCAATTCGCTCAGCACCCATACTAGCGCATCTGCGCGGTCAGGACTACCCTCTCCGATGTAGCCATCAGGTCCGATCATGCAGCACTGATCTTCCAATTCATCAAATGAACCGACGTGCGACACCCGGCCTTGCTCATACAGCGCCGCAACAGGCTCGGCTCGGGCCACTTTGCCGCGACTTGCGGTGACTTCCTTGTAGCTGGCCGACTTGTCCACTGTGCGAATGACGTGCCGCACCATGGCCCCGCCATAGTTTCGCTCTGCTACTATCCTGTCGGCGTTAAAGTGCCTGTATGCCTCGACTGCCCTTCGCCCCCACCCATCAGGCGATAGCTTGCAAGACCAGTCGCCGAGAACGTAGGCGCGTCCATCAACACCCTTGCCCGCAATAACGATGCCCTGGCTGTCTCCGTCATCCATTGAACCCGCGCTGCCCGAAGGGTCGATAGCAACCACAACGCGCACCATGTCCGGTGCAGACTTTGCTCGATGCTGGTCAAAGACCTCCCGCGTCCAAAGCGCCCCCGGCATGTCATCGAGGATTTCCGCGTATAGCTCCTGTCGGCCCAGCCGCGTGCCCTCGTATCTCTCGCGAAGTCGGTCTAATGCATCCTGGGCAAGGTTGGCGGCGTTGTCGAAGGTGCTGCCGCGCGTGATGTGTGTGCGAGTGTCTTTTGCCAGCTTCTTGATGATAGGTGTGGGCCGGGGTGTGGTTGTGATTATCGACTGTGGGCGATCCCCAAGGCGAAGCCCGAACATCAACTGGTCCCATGTCTCTGTGTATTGCCATGCGGCCAATTCATCCGCCCACACGCGGTGAAACTGAGGCCCGCGAAGGCGATCCGGCGTATCCGCCGAGAAGCCGCGCACAAGAGCGCCGCTCTTAAAGCGCAATTCCTGTCTCGTCCGGTTGTATTCGGCTATTTCCTCTGACGGGGTAACGGCCAGAAGCCCGCTGACACCCTCGAAACACGTCCCGCGAACATCGTTGAATGTCGGTGCGACGACAGCAATTTGATGATCTGCATGTGTCGCGGCATACCATGCCACATCCTCAGCGCCCAGCCTTGTCTTGCCAAAGCCCCGCCCCGCAAGCACAAGCCATGCGCGCCAGTCTCCCTGAGGTGTGATCTGCGTCGGGCGTGCCGTTGCCAGCCATTTAGCCCTCGCTGTCGCTGCCGGTGATCTTGCCAGCGATTGCATTAAGGGCGGCGGCAACATCTTCGGGAATGCCTTTCGGGGTCATGCTGCTGTCGGTGCTTTGATGATCTTGCTTATCGGCAAGGCCCAGATCGCGGGCGATGATGTTGGCATTCAGGAGCTCAGCTGCTGCGCCGGTGAACTTCTGATCTCGGATAATCTCATCAACCTCGCGTGCGATCGCTGAAAAGCCTTCTGCGCTGCGGTAAGAATTCCATGTGTCTTTGCTGATTCCAAGAAATATGCAAAGCCCACCGATCGTCATCGCGCGCATCTTAGCCACATCAACTCGCGTCACAGACCCTTGGAATACGAAAACCTTCTCCTCCTTAAGAGGATTGTCCTGCACCCACTGAAAATACTGCTGGCATGCATCCATCAGATCATCAGGATTAGAAAATATAGGATTCCTCCCATGAGAGGACCTTGCCTTCCAGAACTGATTCCCTTTCGGAGCCGCCATTGTTGATCTTTCCATTGAAGGAACTCAGGCAGGCCGGAGCCTCCTGTTATGAGGGCAGGTCGCGGGCCTAAGCTGCGTATGCGCTGCCGAACGGGCCTATATGGCCTTGCAGCTACTATGCCTGAATTTTTCTTAGAAGAAAAGGGGAAATTTCAACTTTCCCCGGCAGGCCATCAATGTCTGCCCTGATAATGTCCTTTCCAGCCTCAACGACCTTCGCGCGCTTGCCCTTAAATGGCCCGGAGCAAAACTCAACCACATCGTCCTTATATATTGAACGCCGGTCGCGCGACATCTCGCCAGATGCAACGCGCAGCCCATTAAGCTCTTCATCCTCGATGACCGCAGGTCCATAAGGTGCCATCATTCGCCTCAGGCTCCCAAGATCAACGCCTGCTAAAATGCCTGATCCTAAAGGCCAGCAATCCACTCCAAGGAAGAATATGCCGCCAATCAGAGGCCGCTCAAGGACCTCGGTCTTTTTCCGCCTCGGCACCCGTCGACGAAACTCGAAGCTCGGACACTCAGCCTCTGTCCCGCGCCCCCTCAAAGCAGCCACAAGAGCCAGAGCCTTGCCCGGCTCGCAGTAGCATACATACCATCTTTCGGCCATTTTCACCTCCTAGGTTCCAAGTTCCAGATATTCCGTGTATTCCGGAACTCTACGGTCTTTTCTTTTCTCTCTCTCTACCTTCCCGGAAGGAAGGAACAGGGATAGAGTGGAACCCCTTCTTTTTTCCGACTGAAAGGTGGAAACACACGATTCCATGGAACTTGGAACCACCTAAGTCCTTGATTTCCCGTCAGCGCCTATCCACCGACCTCGCTCCAACGACCTCTTTCGACAGGTTCCACTTTTCTCACTGAAAACTTCCGGGGAAATCATTTCCAGCCAATGCACCCAGAATCTCATCCAAGCTGGAACCGTCAAATTCACCCGATCCATCGCTTTCGGCACATTCATACCGCTGTCTTCCTCCGAATCCAGCCGTCTCGGACATCCTCCACAGCGCCCCTGGACCAAGCAACCTGAGCCAGGATCCACTCTTCATCCCACACAAGAACGCCGCACACAGCCCCGCCGCCCGAAGCTCCCGCACGACATTCAACTGCGACGGATGCGCCATCAGGCACCCG